CGGCACCGCACCGCCGGCCACCGGCACCCTCACAAGGGAAGCCACGGCAAGCGCAGGTTCACGCACCGCGTCGTTCGCGCCCACTACACGCGCAGGCGTCACGCGGAGAAGAAGCGCCGCGCCGCCGAGCACCACGCCCGTCGCCGCGCCCACTACACGCACCGCCGGCACGTGCGCAAGGGCTTTCACCACAAGAGACACTCGCACGTGGTCCACCACGCGCACCGTCACCACGCCGGGCGACGCGGCCGCCGGCAAGGTCGTCGACGTCGCTGAGAGGGAGGACCGCCGGTGCCGATCAACACCACGCAGGTCTACGTCAGCGAGCTCCTGAACGGCCTCACGTGGCCCATCACGAACCTGCCGGCCCTGCAGTGCCAGATCACCCCACCCGATCCCAACGTCGACGCGAACGTCCCGCAGGCGTACGTGTGGCCCTCCCGGGGCCGGGAGAACCGCAACCCCGCCCACGGCGGCACCATTCCACGCGCTACCACGTCTCCGAACTCTGCCGCCGGGCTCAAGACCCAGCAGCACCGCCTCGACGTCTACCTCGTGTGGTTCGGGCAGGATGACGATCCCGACGCCGACACGCTCTTCCCTGGGATGGTCGACTGGGTGATGGAGAAGCTGCGGCTCTCACCCGACACCACGCCGGTCCTGCTCGACCCGTGGACCAACCGGGAGAGCTACCTGATCGACGTGGGTGAGGTCATGGACTACCAGATCACGCTCCGGGCGCTCGTGGACCAGCGGTACAACCGCTACGATGCCTTGATCACGCTCGTGATCAACGAGGTGTTCGCAGCCTAGTGAGAAGGAGCTGTGTGACCTCAGCCATCCCGACTGGAGGCGCTCGATGAGCAACATCCCACCCTTCGTCTCGCCCTCCACCAAGACCTGGCTGGGGATCGCCCGCGAGACCACCGTCGGCAACCCGGTCCTGCCGGTCGTCACGATCCCCCTCGACAAGGGCACCTACGAGCCCGAGGACCTCGTCAAGTACCTCCCCGACGAGGCGATCCGCGGCTCCATGGCCCTCGTCTACCAGGAGATCCAGGGCGTCGAGGACGCGACGTTCAACTACGGTGGCCCCGTCTTCGGCGACGTCTACGGCTACTTCCTCGACAACGCGTTCGGTGACCTGTCCACCAGCGGCCAGCCCGCCATCGGCGGCACCTCCAACACGTCCGCCGCCAGCTCGGCCGGCAACACCAACGTCACCGTCGGCACGACCGCCGGCTTCGCCGCCAGCCAGAACGTGCAGATCGACGTCGGCAACCTCGCCGAGGTGGTCAAGCTCTCCGCGGCCGCCGGCAACTCGCTCACGTTCACCGGCTACCCGCTGCGGTTCAACCACGCCAACAACGCCACCGTGCAGACGGTGTCCGGGTCCTACACGCACCGGTTCAACATCCTCAACAGCGGCACCGGCCAGCCGCCCACCCACACCGCGACGGACTATACCGCCCTCACCACCACGGTGGGCGCGCGGTCCTACCCGTCCCTGTGCGTCAGCCAGATCGACTTCACCGGCAGCGCCGAGGCGCTGTTCATGGCGAAGGTGTCCGGCAACTCCTGGATCAGCCAGCCCGCCGCCTCGACCCCCACCATCAGCAGCAACTTCGTGGTGCCGATCCCGGCCTGGCGCACCAACATCACGATCGGCTCGTCCGCGATCTACGACATCGGCCAGTGGGCCATGACGATCAAGCGCACGCTGCAGGTCTACTGGACCAACCAGGGCTTCCAGAACCCGTACATCATCGCCCGCGGCCCCCTCGACGCGTCCGGCACCCTGAACTTCAGCGTCGCCTACGACGAGACCGCCCTCCTGCAGTATCTGAACAACACCCAGCCTGCCGTCGTCATCAACGTCGACAACGGCCTCAGCGGCACCAGCCACATCAACTACACGTTCGTGATGGCTCAGGCCGCGTTCATCAAGTCCAAGATCAACCGCGGCGGCGTCCTCGTCGGCTACGACGACGGCATCACGGCCGTCGCCAACAGCAGCAACAGCGGCGGCTCCGGCGGCCTCGGCCCCGTCACCGTCATCGTCACCAACAACTACGCGCCGTACTAGGTCGGAGGAGCTATGCGAGTGGAGCTGTCCAGCGGCAGCTGGGTCGAGGTCCGAGACAGGCTGCAGGGCGGCGACCGCACCGCGGTCAACACCCTGGTTCGCATCACGGTCAAGCAGGGTGACGACCGCATCGAGCAGGAGGTGGGCGGCGACCTCACCGACCGCATGCATGACACCCTGCTCGCGAACATCATCACGGGGTGGTCCTACCCCGAGCCGATCCCGAGCCAGGGCGGCGGCGTCGACGCGGTCGCCGCCCTGGACCTCGACGACTACCTGGAGCTCCACGCCAAGACCGACGCCCTCCTCAAGCGGGTGACGGCCAAGCTCCCAAACCGCGAGACGCCCGCCGCCGGCTAGTCGCCTTCTTCCTCAGCCAGGGGCAACAGCACGTGCCCCTGCCGGAGGGGATGCCGGAGCGGGTGCTCCTGTGGCGCTGGTACGCGAAGGTCTACGGCTGGACCCCGGACCAGGTTGACGCCCTACCCATCGAGGCCCTCGAGTGGCTGCCGACCGTGGAGGAGGCGGCGCACGAGGCCCACGAGTTCCGCAGCAAGCAGCAAGCCAACTCCACGCACGGACCGATCAGGAGGTGACCGTGGCGAGCACCGGGGCCCGGGCGGCGATCGACGCGCTCGGTCTGATCATGACCGCCGGCGTGGCCGCGGCCACGCCGGCCGCCGAGGCGATGGGTGAGGCCGTGGCCCGGGAGGCCCGCACCCAGCTCACCCGCACCTCCCACGCGCTCGGCACGCCCACCCCCGCACCACCGGGTGAGCCACCGGCGATGATCACCGGCCACCTGGCCGGCAGCCTCGAGGTCAGCGTGCTCGGCGACGGCGTCGTCCAGGTGGGCGCCACGGCGCCCTACGCCCGCATCCAGGAGCTCGGCGGCACGGCGGGACCCGGCTACTCGACCGAGCTTCCCTCCCGACCCTACCTGATCCCGGCCTGGGAGGCCGCGGCCACCGAGGCCTACGAGGTCGCGCTCGTCGTGATCGGTGAGGCGATCAGCGGTGGCTGAGGAGCTGCCTCCCGCGGTCCTCGACCTCATCGTCAACACCGCGCAGTGGCTCGAGGGCATGCAGGTCTCGATCGAGTCCCTCACGGAGCTCGACGCGGCCATGGTCGACGCCAGCGCGATGGTGGACGAGTTCGCCGCGACCATCGCGTCCGCGGCGACGGAGGCGTCGGCCGCGATGGAGGAGTCCGCGACCGCGATCGCGGTTGCCGCCGACGAGGCCGCGGCCTCCTTCGACCGCCTCGGTGCCGCCGCCGACGCCGCCGCGGCCTCCCAGGACGCCGCGGCGGCCGCGAGCGAGGGCGCCGCGTCGAGAGCCTCCGCCTCCAGTGGCCTGCTCGACGGCGTCGGCGCCACCATCGCGGGCCTCGCCGAGAAGACCGGCATCGCCGTCGCCGGGGTCGCGGCCGGAAGCCTCACGATGGCCGGCGACTTCCAGGCCGCCGTCACCCGGCTCGTCACCAGCGCCGGCGAGTCGCAGCAGGCGACGGGCATGGTCAGCCAGGGCCTGCTCGACATGTCCTCGAAGGTCGGCTTCACCGCGAACCAGCTGGCCGCGGCGATGTACCCCATCGAGTCCGCCGGCTACCACGCCGCGGACGGCCTCAAGGTCATGCAGGCCGCCGCGGAGGGCGCCAAGGACGAGGGCGCCGACCTGACCCACGTCGCCGACGCCGTCACCACGGTCATGAAGGACTACAACCTCACCGCGGACCAGGCCGGCGACATCACCAGCAAGATGGTCACCGCCATCTCCTTCGGCAAGACCAACTTCGACGCCTTCTCGAAGTCCCTCTCCACGGTCCTGCCCATCGCCCAATCGGTGGGCCTCAGCTTCCAGGACGTGGCCACGGTCGAGGCCGCGATGACCGCGAAGGGCACGACCGCCCAGCGCGCCGCCCAGGACGTCGCCGCCGCGATCAAGAGCCTCATCGCCCCCACGAACCAGATGAAGAAGGAGTTCGGCGAGCTCAACATCACGACCGATGACGTGCGGCAGCACCTCGGCACGGACGGGCTCTCCGGCACCCTCGAGTGGCTGCGGCAGGTCGCGGAGAAGAACGCCGCCGCCGTGGGGCAGACCGTCCCCGAGGCGATGAAGAAGCTGATCGGCACGTCCCCCGGCCTGCAGGCCGCGCTCGAGGTCACGAGCGGCGACGCCGACACCCTCAGCGCCGCCATCGCGAAGGTCGGCGGCGCGACCGCCGACGCCCAGGGCAACGTCGTCGGCTTCTCCGAGGTGCAGAACAACCTCAGCTTCGTGTTCTCGCAGTTCAAGGCCCAGCTCGAGACCACGGCGATCAGCATCGGCAACGTCATGATGCCGGCCGCGATCGACCTGTTCAAGATGCTGAACACCGCCTTTCAGGACATGGCGAAGAACACCGACATCGGCGAGGCCTTCAAGGGCATCATCAAGACCATCGGTGACGCGTTCCAGGCGCTGAGGCCGGTCATGGGGCCGCTCGCCGCCGTCTTCAACGACCTCGTCAAGGTCATCGGCTCGCTGCTCGTCGACGCGCTCAAGATCATCGCGCCGCCGCTCGCCGTCGTCGTCACCTACATCGACGACTTTCTGAGGGCGCTCGAGCCGCTGCTGCCCACGGTGCAGAAGATCGCCGACGAGCTCGGCAACGATCTCGGACAGGCGTTTCAGAACCTGCTCGACGGCCTCACGCCGCTGCTGCCGCCGCTCACCGACCTCGCCAACGAGATCCTCAAGGAGATCGCGAAGGTCCTGCCGGACCTCATCCCGCCCGTCATCAACCTCGCGAAGGCGTTCGAGGACGCGCTTCCCTCGCTCGTCCCGATCATCAAGAACCTGACCGAGCTGGTCAAGGACGCCGAGCCCTTCGTCAACGCCACGGCCAAGATCGGCTCGGCCATCCTCAACCTCGCCGCGAGTGGCCTCGACGTCGCCGCGAAGTCCTTCGTCAACCTCACGACCAAGGCCAACGACCTCATCACCCCGCTGCTTCAGCTGCCTCAGCACGCGCAGGACGGCTTCATCACCCTCGGTCGGATCATCAACAGCGTCCCCGGCTTCTTCACCACGGCAGTCGACCAGCTCAAGAAGGACAT